AATATAATAGTTGGAGAAGATATATTTCCCAAGTTAAAGCTGGGTAATATAAATACATATAGAGATTGGGGTTACGCTGGAGATTACGTTGAGGCTATGTGGCTTATGCTACAACAAGAAAATCCAGACGATTATGTGATATGCACAGGTAACTCTCACACTATATGGGAATTTTTAGAACTATGTTTCAAATATGCTGGCCTTAATAGTATTATCAATTGGAAAGATGCGATCCACATAGATCCAGAATTAGTAAGACCGTCAGAAGTTCCTTTCTTGAGAGGAAATTGTAGTAAAGCAAAAAGTGTTTTAAATTGGACTCCTAAGCATGACCTAGAGGGGTTAGTAAAACTTATGCTAGATGCAAAACTATAGAATAACCACAGATCTTTCCGACGTTTACAAAGAACTTATACCATATTCTATACATTTAATAGGATATACTTTACCATTTTCTTTAATATTTATAGAAGCGAACGATTACGATGACGCTTGTTTTGCGGTTGTGGACAGAATAATAAAACAAATATTAAGCAAAAGTAAATCTATAAAAAGTAGAATACTTTGCAGAAAAGTAAAAAGACTTATAAGAATTGATAAAGTAGAACAATTATGAATAGTAGAAAAATTTCAGAAGATGTTTACGAACGTTTTAGAAAAGATGTTTTAAAGAGAGATAAAAGGCAATGCCAAATGCCTGGATGTAAGTCTAAATCTAGACTTCAGGTACATCATATTAGAACTTGGGCTAGTGCCGCGTCATTAAGATATGAAACTTGTAATGGTATAACACTATGTAGGTCTTGCCACGACAGTATAAAAAATAAAGAAAAACAATACGAAAAACTATTTAGAGAGATTATAGATGGGAAATTATAAGATTGCTCCACCTTTCACGGTCGTTAAAGACACTAGAGAACAGGAGGGTTATTATTTTAGCAAATTCAACACTTGTGCTGGAATGATTGACCAAAAACTAGATACTGGAGATTATACCATACTTGGGCTAGAAGACAAGATATGTGTAGAAAGAAAAGGCTGCGTAGAAGAATTAGCAATAAACCTAGGTCAAAAAAAACATCAGTTTCTAGAAGAGATTGATCGTATGGGAAAATTTCCTTATAGGTTTATAGTATTAGAATTCTCTTTAGAAGAATTAATAAAATTTCCAGAAGATACAAGAATACCAATCAAGAATCAGTCATCATTAAAAATAACTGGCAAGTATATGTTAAAGTGCCTTGTTGAATTTCAGCTATATAACAACATCAATGTCTTATTCTGCGGAAACAAAAAATCAGCCTTCCTTGCTGTTAGTAGCATTTTTAAGCGAATTAATGAAATGTACACTATTGGGAGAAAAAAATAACATGACTACCAACAACGATAAGTTATTTGACATACATAACTATGGTTGCAATCTAAAGACTAGAGAAGTATTTCTACACAATACTTATATATCTGATGAAAATTCTAATCCGGGTGTCGAATATAAAATGGCTAATACTTTTCTGAAAAATATCAGAGTGTTAGAGCAAGAAAATAATAATGAAATTTATATACATATGCACAGTATCGGTGGAGAGTGGTCTGATGGAATGGCTATATTTGACGCTATAGCAATGTGCAAATCTCATATAACAATGATTGTTTACGGTCAAGCAGAGTCAATGAGTAGCATAATTTTACAAGCCGCTGATACACGATTAATGACCCCTAATTCTTATTTTATGTCTCATTTTGGATCTAGTGATGCTAGTGGTCATTATCTAAATGTACAAAATTGGATTAAGTATGAAAAAAACTTATGTGACATTATGATGGATATCTATGCAAATAGATGCGTAAAAGGTAAATACTTTAAAGATCAAGGTTACGATTTATCAAAAGTTAAAAATTTTCTTTATAGAAAGATGAAGAATGGCGATTGGTATATAAACGCTATTGATGCAGTAAATTATGGTTTTGCTGATAAAGTTATAAAATCATGGGAGTAAATGATCTCAAACTAATAGAAGAAGCTTGGCTTGGTTTAGATCAAGCTGGTAGTAACTTTTTTAATCCCATGCAGTTTGTTGCTGCCAATGAAGACGAATTTAATATAAGATTAGCTTGGATAATGACTCAACCAGACTATTTGCCATTTATTGCTAGAAACATTTTAAATACTCAACTATTACCATCTCAGTCGTTAATCTTAAGAGAGCTATGGGAACGAAAATTTCCAATGCTAATTGCCACTCGCGGTGCTGGCAAATCTTTTATGTTGTCTTTGTATTCAATATTACGCGCGCTAATATTACCAAAAAGAAAAATTGTTATTGTTGGTGCTGCATTTCGTCAGTCTAAAGTTCTATTTGAATACATGGAAACGCTTTGGAATAACTCTCCTATGCTAAGAGATATATGCGATGGAGATAGTGGACCAAGAAGAGATACTGATCGTTGTATACTTAAGTTAAATGATAGTACTATAACTTGTTTACCTTTAGGTGACGGCCAAAAGATTAGAGGTCAAAGAGCTAATGATATCATATGCGACGAGTTTGCTTCTGTTCCAAGAGAAATATTTGAAAACGTTGTCGCTGGCTTTGCGGCGGTTAGTGCTAACCCGGTAGAAAACGTTAAGAGGTTAGCGGCAGAGAAAAAGGCTTTGGAGTTAGGTATTGAGCTTGATAAACCTATAGAAATAAAAAAGGATAATCAAATTATATTATCTGGTACTGCTTACTATGACTTTAATCACTTCGCTACATATTGGAAAAAATGGAAATCTATTATTAAGAGCAAGGGAGATTTACACAAACTACGTGAAATTTTTGGAGAAGACCCTCCAGAAAATTTTGATTGGACGCAATATTCTATAATAAGAATACCATATGAATTATTACCAAAGGGCTTTATGGATGCCGACCAAGTAGCAAGATCTAAAGCTACTGTACATACTGGTATTTATCAGATGGAATATGGGGCTTGTTTTACTAGAGATAGTCAAGGATTTTTCAAAAGATCATTAGTAGAATCTTGCGTAGCTTCTACATCTAATAATATTATTGATAGTAACGGAAATCCAATTTACTTTAATGCTGCCTTAATAGGAAATAAAGAAAAGCGCTATGTATACGGTGTCGATCCAGCCTCAGAAGTAGATAATTTTAGTATTGTTGTCTTAGAGTTAGATGGTAATTATAGAAAAATAGTACACTGCTGGACAACGACTCGTACAGAACATAAAGAAAAAGTAAAAAAGGGATATGTATCTGAAACAGATTTTTATTCATATTGTGCTAGAAAAATTAGAGATTTAATGCATTTATTTCCATGCTTACACGTTTCTATTGATGCTCAAGGTGGCGGCGTAGCAGTCATGGAATCTCTACATGATAAAGATAAGCTAAAGTCTGGAGAATTTTTAATATGGCCAACCATTGATGATAGTAAACCAAAAGATACAGACGATGAGCGCGGATTACATATCTTAGAAATGTGTCAATTCGCAAGACACGAATGGCTAGCAGAGGCTAATCACGGAATGAGAAAAGATTTTGAAGACAAAGTTTTACTTTTTCCAGACTTTGACGCTATAAGTTTAGCAATATCTGAGTCAGAAGATATATCTAAACATCGAATGTTTGACACGCTAGAAGAGTGCGTTATGGAAATTGAAGAACTTAAAGATGAATTATCTATGATACAAATGACTCAAACATCAAATGGTAGAGATAGGTGGGACACGCCAGAAGTTTTGGTTGGTACTGGTAAGAAAAACAAGATAAGAAAAGATAGATACTCTGCATTATTAATGGCAAACATGGCAGCGCGTACAATACAGAGAACTCCAACTACTACAGAGTATAATTTTTATGGCGGCTTTGCTAATGGGGATTATCAGAAAAAAAACAAAGATGAAGATTATTATTCTGGTCCAAGCTGGTTTACCGACACTATGAAAGATGTGTATTAACTGTTGTCTGATTACAATCCAATTGATAAGGAATCAATATGAATGAAGAAATGATTACATGGTCTGACGATGAGCCAAGCAGCAAAAGTGCAGCTATGAGTAAATTTAGTGAAAGCATAGAAGCATATTCTGGATTGAATAAGTCATCTGGTAGTCATTATAGAAACTTCATAGATATTGAACCAAACAAATCCGTTAAGCCTGGATTTACTCGTAATGATTATTATGCATTTAGGCCAGAAGAGGCTGTCCCAAATGAGCAGAGAAGAATTATCAAGATGTGCATGGATGCATATGATAAAGTTGGAATTATTAGAAATATAATTGATTTAATGGGAGATTTTGGTAGTCAAGGTATACAAATTGTACATCGTGATAAAAGTGTAGAAAAATTTTATCAGCAATGGTTTAAAAACGTAAACGGAAAAGAAAGATCGGAAAGATTTCTCAATAATTTATATAAGTGTGGCAATGTTATAATATATAGAAGTTACGCAAAAGTAACCCCACAGCTTAATAATTACATGAAATCTATCGCTAGTGATATTAAGGTTGAAGTACCAAATGCTGAAAAAAATGTAATTCCCTGGAGATATAACTTTTTTAATCCGCTTACAGTTGCTATGAAAGATGGGAACTTATCACTATTCATGGGGTTAAAGAATTTTTCTATTAAAGCAGACAGTTTTTTTGATAAGTTTCAGTCTGGCAATATACCAAGTCACGTTCTTGAAAGTCTACCAAAAAATGTAAAACAAAGTTTACTTAATGGAGAGAGAGATATTCCACTAGATCCAGAGAGATTGGGCGTTTTTTATTACAAGAAAGACGATTGGAGACAGTGGGCAAATCCTATGATATATGCTATTCTTGATGATATTATTATGCTAGAAAAAATGAGACTAGCAGATTTATCAGCCCTAGATGGCGCTATATCAAACATAAGATTATGGACGCTTGGTAACTTAGAATATAAAATCTTACCCAATAAAGCTGCTATAAATAAACTAAGAGATATATTAGCAAGTAATGTTGGTGGAGGAACAATGGAATTAGTGTGGGGTCCAGAGCTTTCCTTCACTGAATCAAGTAGTGAAGTATATAAATTCCTAGGTTCTGAAAAGTATACGTCAGTTTTAAATAGTATATATGCTGGCCTTGGCGTTCCACCCACTTTAACAGGTATGGCAACAAACGGTGGTGGATTTACAAATAACTTTATATCACTAAAAACTCTTGTCGAAAGATTACAATACGGACGCGATCAATTGGCAGGCTTTTGGGAAAAGGAAATTGAGATTATTAGAAAAGCTATGGGTTTTAGACATAAAGCTCACATACAATTTGATCAAATGACACTATCTGATGAAGCTGCTGAAAAGAATTTATTAATACAGCTAGCTGATAGAGATATTATTAGTCATGAAACTTTAATTGAGCGATTTAAAGAAATTCCAGATATAGAGAGAATAAGACTAAAAAGAGAAATGGAAAGAAGAGACAGTGTTGGTCCACCTAAAGCAAGTCCATTTCATAACGCTAATCAAAAATTTGAATTAGAAAAAATAAATAAGCAAGCTAAAGTAGCTAAACAAAACGCCCCTAAGTCTCCAATCGCTCCTAATCCTAACGGTCGCCCATTATTAAAACAGGATACAAATGTTAGAAAAAAGAGAGTAGATAAACCAAAATCTAAACCTGGAGTTGCAGAACTTTTAGTTTGGTCAGAAACAGCTTG